ATGAAGCTTCCAAAACCAATACAACGTGGATCAAGTTGGCGTATTACTGTAACTTTTGATAATAAGAGATATTCAGCGACCAGAGATACTGCAAAAGAATGTGAACAATGGGCATCACTTAAGCTACTTGAACTTAAAACTGGTAAAGCTGATCTTGAACAAGGTATAAAACCTGCTTATCCATTTCGACAATTATGTAATAAATATTATGAAGAACATGGTCGACATATGCGATCGGCACGTACCATCAACTTTAAAATAAAAAACTTAGACCGTATTGCTCCAAACCTGGCTGAGAAGTCAATTTACGATTTTAAGCCTGCAGATATTGCAGAATGGCGCAATAGTAGAAAAAAAGAAGTTAAAGTAGCTACATTAAGAAATGAACATGCAATTTATTCTGCAGTGTTTACCTATGCAATGAAAGAGTTGTTTTTGATTGAGTCTAACGTTTGGCACTCAGTAACAATGCCAAATAAAGAAAAATCACGGGATCAAAGAATTTCTCCAGAACAGCAAGAAACTCTAATGAAAGTGTTACAGTGGGACGGTACAACAACACCTGTCAGTTCTAGACAATATGTCGCATGGGCTTTTTTGTTTGCTCTGGAAACAGCAATGAGGCAGGGTGAGATATTATCGATGCGTAGAGCAGATTTACGTGATGGTTTTATTCATTTGCCAATGACTAAAAATGGAGAGTCTCGTAACGTACCACTTTCTAAAGAAGCCAAACGCTTGCTCTCATTGATACCTGCAGAAAATGACAAATTGTTGCCGATTGATAAGAATATATTTTGTGCAATGTGGATGAGGGTTAAGAAAAAAGCAAAACTGCCTGAAATCAACTTTCATGATACTCGACATGAAGCCATCACCAGGATGGTTAAGGTTCGTAAATTACCGGTTGAGGTTTTAGCAAAAATTACGGGACATAAGACAATTGGGATATTAATTAACACTTATTACAATCCGGATGCGCAGGATTTAGTTGAGATGTTTAATGACAGTGAGAGCTAATTAGCTCTCGGTCTGCCTCTTTTTTTATTTTTAGTGCTAAGTAAATCATGGGCTAAGCGAGGGTTGTATAATGCCTTGCCAGGTGTACCTTGATCTATTGATGCGAGACGGTCTCTAATTGTCGTGGTCGATAGACTATACTTTTCGGCGAGCTGTGCTGCAGAAACTAATTCAACTTCCACTTCCTTCAATTCTTTAACAATTCCACCACCAATATTTTGACCGAGCATTACTTGTGGAGGACTATCGCTTTCGACAGTGATAATATATTTAAGAACACCCATCAATCTTCCTCCATTTATTCAGCTCATCCCAAATTAAATATGTCGTACCTATTAGAGGGTGAGTATTTAGAAGAACTTTCATGCATTCACCTTTTTATATAATTGATGTTTAACATTTTTAATCTTTGCCATTAACAAACAAGATTCATTGTTTTGAGGTGTGGCAAGTTTGTGAAAACTTTGGCTATACCGAACCATTTCAGCTTTGCTCATTAGAATCAAATTCTCTATTCGACAATCTGTTTTATCCTGGTTTTTAAATGCAATTACTTTTCCTTCCGGAATTGGTCCATTAACTTTTTCCCAAACAATTCTATGCTTTAATCCAAATTTACCTGGTTCACCTATTTTTACTAAAACATATCCATCTTTTGAGCATATCCGCTCATAACCTAGAGGTTTAGCATTCCATGTAGGACGTCCTTTCTTGAAGCTAGTCTTATTAGCTGAAGTAAGCCCTTTGGTGCCAGTATTCCATGGAACAGATCCTTTCTGAAAACAACCTGTTCGACCAGTATTCCATTTATTACGAGTGCATAATGACTTGATCTGATCAACACTAAATTGTTCATTAAATTTGGTGTTTACTATTTCCGTTAATTCTTTTCGTCCCAATGAGCAGTTTGATTTAATGAAATCTAATTGCTCTGGGCTATATATTATTGCTGATCCCTTTGGCATAAATCACCCAATTAAATTTTGCGGAATTTCAACTGAATCGGCATTTTTTAAGCCTCTGTATTCAGCAACTAATTTTGCAGCACTTAAACGCATGTTGTTATTTTTAATAACCTGTTCACTAATTTTTTCAATAGCGTCTGCCTTTTGAAGTTCTGCCTGAAGCTCTTCACCTTTGAGATCTGTAGCACTTAATCGTTCAAGCTGTGCAAATAAAACAGAATTTAAATCTAATGGTGTTTTCATTATTTTGTCTCCCAAGGTGTGTCAGTCGCCATTGTTAAATCAGTCCGTCTCTGATTTGCATAACTCAATAAACGTTCATGAATAGCTGGGTCGCACTGAGTTATTTCCTCTTCAAGCTTTGCAAGATCAATCAATGTCTTTGCTTCTTGAATACGAACCATCAAAGATGATTGAGATTTTTCAGGTGGACTCAGTTCAGCTAATCTTTTATGAATTGCTAAAACTAATGGTTTACGCTGTTCCTCATTCCATTGAGTTGTATATTTATACAAAGCATTCGCTTCAGCCGGTGAATTTGATTTTTGAGCACGTTCCAGTAGTTCTGTAAGTAACTGGTTGTATTGATTATCATGAATATTTTCAAGAAATTTTGTCTGAAATTCAGCAAGTTTGCAGACTTTTGTTAGATTAATTTCTGAAATTTGTTCTTCGCTAAAACCTTGATCATTCAAATCATAAAGGGTGGTGTTAATTTCTTCCTTAGAAATACAAGCATTAATACCATCGATATAAATTTGATGATCAGCATTGATTACTTTTGGCGAATATTGTTCAGGATCTAACTCGAGTAACTTATCTTCAGTTAATTTACATAAATGTTGAGTGTGCTCACGCTGTAAATTTCCGTTAGCAAAAAACACTGGGCGTAATGAAAGTACAGCTTCTGTAGTCGTACAGCTTGCAATCTGCGCAGCAAATTTTTCAATTATTAAAGTTGGATCTGATTCAATTTCAGCAACTTCATCTACTGTAAAAGCAGGGCGTATTTTAGGCGCTGTTTCAGTAATGTTTTCCTGATCATTTTTATGAGCATTTACCTCAGACGTTGAATTTTCAGTCTGAGGATCATTGGATTTTTTACGTGTAGTTTTTTTGGATTTTGCTGCAGGTTTCATGAACTCATGAAAATCTACAACTTTTAAGACCAAATCATTATTTATACCAAGTAAGCTTTGCATAGCTTTCGCTTGATTTTGAGCACTTTCAAAGTTGCGTTGAACTGAACCATTTTTTACAGCTAATACCAGTTCTTCATATTCAGGAATAAATTGTCCTTTAACAATGGTCCCAGTATTACCAAGTAAAAATATGTCTTGACCCTCTGAAAGTTCTTCTAATGAATAAGGTTTTAAGAATGTGTAGCCATTTATTGAGATCTCATCTATCTTGATACAGAACTCATAATCAGGCATTGCGAATACTGTGGCAGGAAATTGATCGAGATCATCAAATTCAATCAACCCACCTGCAGCGCGACACATAATATTTTTACCAGCCATTAAAGCCGCAAATGCTTCATTTCCATTCAAAATATTCATTTTTTATTTTCCTCAGTGCTGCATTTGATTTTGTTGTTGAACTTGGTTAATCGGTGGTGCTGTATTCCAACCCATTTGATCAGCTCGTGCACGACAGGCATTCGAAATACCAATCTCATATTGAGTACCTTTGAATGTGTTAATTGCTTTGTCTAACGTCTGAGGCTTCTTCGCATCTTTTATAGCTAAAAGTGCATCGTTAAAACGCTGAGCCAATGGTTTTTGTTGCTGACCATTAGTTTGGTTGTTTTGATTGCTATTAGGTTGTTGAGCCTGCCTAGAGTTTTGTTGATTATTTTGATTTTGAGAGGGCTGTTGTTTTTGTTCATTGTAATGAGCTGCAGCCATTTCCTGATATTTCCAGTCATCCCAAATGCCTGAGAAAATATCGCCAGCAAAACCAATAAAACTAAGTGCCTTAACCATTGCATCTGTGACTGATTTTTTAGGGGCATCCTCGTCGTAAATCATTTTACCTGTACTGGTTTTATACATAGCCATTGTTCCGCCCATGTGTTCCACTGAACACTTTTTACCGTCTTGCATATACCAAACACGGACTGTCGCATAATGCATCATTGTTTCGGCATTACATTGCTGAAATCCTTGTTGAATTATTTCAATTCCCCAACCTTGGCCACAAGGACCAAAAGTTTCTGTAGCACGTTGAACTAACCAATAGGGTTGAGGTGATGAGCCTTTATAAGATTTACCTGTAATCGGCTTAACTTTCTTTGGATCTGTTATGCATAAAGAATTCCAAAGGTCCATATTTGTATTATTCGAATTTGTCATGATTATGCTCCAACCCAGCCCATACGTTTTTTAAACGCACGACGTTCATAAGAGGGGATATTTGAATTTTGAAGTCCAATAGCCAATGCTTTACGCTTTTGGAATTTACGTTCACGCTCAAAACTGAGGCGAATCCAAGGCTTTTCTAAGTGCTCAGCAAATTCGATAAGAAATAAATAGCCAGATTTACTTACTCGATAAATTTCGCCATCTTTTTGGATGTATTCGTATGAATAGATACGCATGCGGAATTCGCCATTTTCATTGCTGATAAATTCAGTTTTCTTTTGAGTAGTAGAGGTCATTAGTTTGCCTCCACAAGTTTATTTCGTTCGATATAACCAACAATCATCTGATTGATATTTCTGTGATCGTTGTAATCGGTGAAATCATTCCAATCGTTACCGTTCACATCTGTAATTTTTTCAACCGCCAAATTTGTAATATCAACGGCTGTAAATTCAGAACCAGGTACACCGTAACTATCTGGATGAGATTCAAAATCAAAGCTGACTAAAACTAGGAAGCTATCAAGTTTGATAACCGCTTTGCCCGAAGTTCCAGAAGTGAGCTTTAAAGCATCAACAGTGTAAGTAGAGGGTGTAACATTTGGGATGGCAACTGGTGGCTTGTATTCAGTCGTTTTTTGGTCATAAGCAAGACCGATTGCCCCAGCGGTCAATAGTCCACTAACAGTGGCGATTTTAAAGAAGCTAAAAGGCTGTACACGATGTGTAACAATGGGATTGATTGAATTTGGTTTTGTGTTCATACTTATCTCACTCTTTGAGTAAAAGCACATTTGATTTCGAGGTCGGATGTGCTTTTTTGTTAGCTGACGAAATTAATATCGCATTACCGATATTATTAGTCAATAGGTAATCCGATATTTTTATTTTTATTCCGATATTTATAGAATTTTTATACTTTAATAGACAAAAGAAAACCCTACATATAGCAGGGCGAGATAGGTCAAACTTAGTCATTACAGGTTATCCTTAGTAACCTTGGTGGTAATAATAAGATTTTGGTGTTACAGGTAAACGAAATCAAACAACTCTTGAGGTGATGTACAATAAAATCAATCTATATGGATCATGCTTATGTCACCATTCTTAATAATTTTTGGTTTTTTACTATCATTTGTGGGAATTGTATTTGGTCCACATTATTTTCATAAGTATGTAAATAGTGTCCATGATGCCAAAGCTGTTGGTCTTCTATGCATGTTACCAGGTGTATTTTTGCTTTGTCTTGGATTTTATTTAAGGTAAAAGAAAACCCACATAGGAGGGGTTTCTTTTTTAAAATATTGTATTAGCAATCAATATTGTATCTAGCTTTATATGAATCTATTGTTTTTTGAAGATCTTTACTTGTATTGAGATCTTTAGGATCAGCCAGCTTTAAATAAATTGGAAGGTATTCTTGTTCGTAGGTAACAGGGAAATCCTCGCAAATAACTTTTTTGCGTTCTTCCAATGGGGTAGAGGGACCTGCTAGCGTTGCAAGATACATAGTCATTTTTAAATCAACTTCTTGAAATTTATCAATAAGGTGTTGGCGTTCAGGTGATATTTGTTCTGAATTATCGCAACCAAATATAGAAAGAGTTAACAAACATATAAATGATACGGTTTCCATAATATAGGTTCTTCATAGGTTTTTTAAGGAAAAGGAATCTCACGCTAATTGTGATGTGAAGTTTACTAAATTGATTGAATCTTAATTTTTGATCATGCGTTTATTTTCATACATTTTTTCATCAGCTTCCTGGACCGCTTCTAATAAACTATAAGAAGGATTTCGAATTGCGAAGCCAACAGCAATGCTGATGTTAGCATTTGCAAAAATTTCTTGAATTCTATCAAATAAAAGTTCTGCTCCCTCTTTTGTATTTTCAATGCTGAGGATTGCAAATTCATCACCACCTATCCGAGCCACAATATCATTATTACGGACGCAAATTTTTAATAGATTTGCTGTCTTTTTTATTAATTCGTCTCCGATAAAATGTCCAAATTGATCATTTACAATTTTTAAATTATTTAGATCAATCATAAAAATAGCAGCAGGATGACCGTAACTTTTACATCGAGCTTCTTCTTGTGCGAGAAGTTGATCCCATCCTCTGCGATTAAATAACCCTGTTAAAGAATCACTTAAGGCTACGGCTTCAAAAAACTCTTTTTGACGTTTTTGTTCATTTTCCCTTAATTCAACTTGCAAAATATAGCTTAAAATTTTACCAAAAAGATTAATTAATTCCTCTTCCTGTAGTAGTGATTCGGATTGAGGGTTGGGGTCAATAGCACAAAGAGTACCAAATAAGGTTCCATCTTCTTTTATAAGGGGTTGACCTATATACGCTTTAATATCAATTTTTTTTGCTATTGGGGCATTTAAATATAAGGGGATTTCTTCTGAACGAGGAGCTATTTTAGGAGCTTTTCCTAAAACCATGTGGGAGCAAAATGAATCCGCCCATGAAAAAACTTGTCCAGGAATAACATTATAGCCCTTATCTTCACATTGAAGAACGATCCAATTATCTCCTTCAGTACGAGTGATCATCCATAAATTAAATCCAAATTTCTGAGATAAAAATTTTAAAACAGTTTGTCCAGCCTCTTCAAAGTTTTTAAAAATTATATCTTTCATTATATGGGCCTATTTCATTGTTTAGATTGAAATTTACTTATAGAACTTATACTTTTGAATAATTTTCTAAAAATTCATCTATCCACTCTTGAGCAGCATCGATATTGGTTATGTCCGTAAGTTTTAAATTGGTTTCCTCAGCTTCGTTAAACCCTTCAATAATCATTTCAAAGATATTAGCTTCATCTATCACTTCTCGAGCAATATCAGCAGGATCATAACTTTGCTTGGCTTTTTTTAATGAGGCGATTTGTTTATCAATACCTGCACCAATTTTAGATAAAGCCAATTTAAAATCTTGGCGATTAATTGTTAGCGCAGTTTTAGATTTATTCAGTGTTGCGATCATAGTGTTCTCTTTTCTTTAAATTATACAAAATTAACTTTTTCTCATTCGTTTTGGGCGAGAACCACCAAGCGGTCTAAATGCATCAATCACCAAACCTACCAACACCATTCCATCTTCAAATTCAATAATATTAGGGTGGAAGTTTGGATTAAGAGCCTGTAAATACTTACGCTCATCACTCTCAATGACAAGTTTTTTAAAAGTTGCATCAGTGTTATTTCTTACAACTATCAAATCTCCAGAAATCAAATCGCATACCTGAAATTTTGGATTTACTAAAATACAGTCACCCTCTATGTAAGTGGGTGAATTACTAATACCAACTACTTTTAGATAAAAACAACCATCAGGATCATCAGCGCTTAAAGGTGGTAACCACTCAGAAATATCTAATGGATTTATTTCCTCTATAGATGTCATTGATCCAGCTTGAACCCATGACAAAACAGGGATTAATCTCGAACTAATGGGTACAACGTTATTGTCAAATTCACTAACTACACCTTTTTTAAGTTCTTCAGCGGTAATGCCTAATGCGCTAGCTAGCTCAAGAATTGAACCTGTTGATTTAGCAGTGCCAGTTTCTAGTTCAGAAATTACCGATTGTTTAACTCCAGACTTTTGCGCTAATTCCTTCTGGGTCATTTTTTTTGCCTTACGCAATTTCTTTAAATTTTCACCCAAAGTACTCATAGATAAATCTCAACTTGCTTTATCGGAATTCTGATACATATTTCAATCGGTTTGGCTATTGTATAAATATCGGAAAACCTATATATTTAATAAAAATATCGGAGGCTCACATGAATCAATGGCAAAAAATGATTTCTGATCTTAAAGACCAAGGATTAACACAGGCAAAGATCGCCACTGAAATTGGTTGTTCGCAAAACTATGTAAGTGACTTAGAGCGAGGAGCTTGCGGAAAACGTCTTTCATATGATCTAGGTAGAAATCTAGAGGCTTTATGGAATCAGCATAAACAATCTACAAATGTCGCTTAGGAACCACCATGAGCAAAGTATCGATTTTTGTTCTTAAAAATTAAACGTGAATGATTAAAAGGATTCACATATGGAAATTAATTTAAGCCGAGAAGCTCAAAACGCTATTTGGCAAATGATAAGTAAAACACCTGGTTTTACTCCTAAAGACATTGCCCAAGTACTAGGGGATTCGCATAACACAGTTTGCAATTACGCAAATATCAATATGCCAAATCACTTACCAAGCATAAAAAAACTGGAAGCAATTCTGTATTACACGCAAAACCCAGCTTTATTAAAAATTTGGGCGCATGAGCTTGGTTATGCATTGCTGCCTGTTGAGTGTGATCGAAGTAAACATCATGAGCTTTCAATCTTTGAAGCAATGATGCAACACAACATCAAATCAGGAAAAGCTAACAAAGTTGTTTATGACGCTTATGAAGATGGTGTTGTAACACCTCAAGAATATGAAGAGATACACCAACTCACACAGAATTTAATTGAATTGGCGACTGCTGTAGACCAAGCGGCACTTAAGCAAATGAAAAAATATACGGCAGGTTTTGAAATTGAAAAAGCCTGATGTTCGAGGTCAGGCTTCCCGTAGTTCATCACGGTTTCAATAACTCATTGGTTTCAAGGAGTATCGAATGACATCGAATCTATCACATGAAAATTATATAAGCAAATTCATGAAAGGTGATGTGGTTGTATTTATGAATCACATCAAAATTAATAATTTACAGACTGTAAAAGCTTATCAACCAAACGATCTATATCTATTGGAAAATGGGCAATTGGCTAAAGAAAATGAAATACGATCTGCCACTTTGCCCGAGCTTTTTCATAAACGCCGTTTAGATGAAATTGAGCAATCGATTGCGGAGGTTTCATGAATAGTCATTTTCAAACTAAACCTGAACATAAACAGACTCAGGAAATCCAATCTTTTTATGAACCAACGTTGCTTTTGTTGAATCACATTCATGATATCAAAAAAGGCAATTTAAGAATGCGTGGTTACAACGAAGAAAATGCAGCTGTAACCAAAGAGGAATTGGCTCAAAAGATGGCTTATCGATTCAAGATCACAATTTGGTTAGCACACCAGGTTATTACGAGTTTGATCAAAGCTGAACAGGTCATTTCATTTGGTGGATATGTAAAGCCAAAGGTCGGTGAATTATGAGCTTAGATGCAACCGTATGGGCATGGAAAGCTACAGTCTCATGTGCAAGTGAAAGGCTTGTGCTTTTAGCTCTTGCTGATCGAGCCGGGGATGATCATAAGTGCTTCCCAAGTTTAAAGCGCTTAGAGAAAGACACCACGCTAAATCGTAAAACGATTATCAAAGTTTTAGATGAACTTGAACTTAAAAAGTTGATTAAATTTACAGGTGAAATCAAAGGGAATGGTGTAAAAGTCTATCAATTAATTGGTGTATTTGGACGTGAAGATAGTTCAGATACCCATACCAAAAAGGGGACTAGTACCAAAAACGACACTGGTGTTAATTTAGGTACTGGTTCCAAAAACGGTACTAGTACCAATAATGGAACTGGAACCAGTCCCAATTTTAGTACCGAGACCAGTACCAATTTTGGGACACAGAATCTCCCAAGGAATCTCTCATTAGAATCTAAAAATAAAAATGACTGGCTTTGTTTGAAAAAACTTCGTTGGGAATTAGATCAAGCCGATCCCACGGTAGTGCCAAAGTCGATTATCGAAGCAAGTTGGTTCGAACGTGAAAAACGAGCTTTCGAACTTTTCAATGCCGACAAGGATCTTTGTGATGATCTTTTGATTTACCATTTTGCTGACACACTTTTGAGAAACCGTCACAAATACGACAAATCGCAAAATGGAAAATCCACTGGTGAAACTGATTCTGTATTTTTCTCATCACCTCAGCAGATTTATGTTTTTGCCAACAAATTGGCTCAACTTCCAGACGTCATCGATGAGTTCAGTATGCCAGGTGAATCTTTTGAAAAACTAACAAGCCGGATTGCTGCAAAACTCTCAGATCCAAATGAACTCCAAAACTGGAAATCACACCTGCAGACAGTTGGATTTAAATCAAAGAGCAGAGGTGTGGCTTAGGTGGAGAGCATCTCAATTTCTGAATATCAAAAACTTTATGGTACGAGTACGAGGAAGAAATCAAAGCACAAAAGCAGTACTCGAGTTAAAACTCATCGTGGTGAAAGTATCGGTGAATCAATATTGGCGAACCAATTAAGAGTTTTAAAAATTAGCTTTGAACAGGAATATAAATTCCATCCAAAACGTAAGTGGCGTGCAGATTTTCACATTGTAGGCAAGAAGATATTGATTGAGGTGGAGGGCGGTGTTTGGAGTAACGGACGTCACACTCGAGGTCAGGGATATATCGGTGATATGGAGAAATATAATGCTGCTGTGGTAATGGGATATCAAGTACTACGGTTTAGTACAGAGCAAGTCAAATCAGGTTTAGCGGTTCAACAGATAGAAGCAATAGTAGGAGATTTATAAATATGGGCACAGCAGTCGCAACACAACATATTTTACAAACAGTTGATTGGTCGCGTTTTAATTTAGAGGAATGGCTTTTTCAATTTGGGGCATGGCAGAATTCAGTTAAGATAACTTGTGGTAAATCACTAAATCCCATTGCAATTGCTATGGATCAAGCCGTAATTAAGAGAAAAAAAATTAGAATAGGCTTAATAAAACAACGTCAAATTATTGCAGATGGTATAGTAAATGATGCTGAACTCATGCCAATAAAAAAACAAACTCCAAAATATACAGTTTGTAAGATTGATGATAACGAGGCTCGTGCCATACAACGTCTTGTATTAGATCTACAAGGGCAATCTGAAATATTGGATGATTGGATGGATGCTGTGATTAGTAGATATTTTTATTTCAATAGTTGGTCTGAAATGGTGACACCTGAACGTACTCAATACGATGTACGATTAGATGTGAAATGTGGTCTAGCAGCATTGCATTGTCGATATGGGTTTATAAGCTTTTGATTATTAAACAATCAAAAGTATAGAACAAAGTACAATGGCTATTTAAAAATTTTATTTGTGACTTCTAAATGCTAGAAAAAACATATCTTCGAAAGAATATTAAGAAACCAAATTTCATTTCAGTAAAGAAAATATTGCTAATCGAAATTATAATTTAAATTACTCCTTAAACGTCTCATTCAATGCCTGTTGAACCGCATCCACTCGTGATTTACAGGCTTTGTAAGCTGTCATAGACTCTTCAACAATTTTCATTAAATTATCGATATCAGGTTCTTCTTGCGATTCTAATAGTTCTGCATTTTTCTTGAGAACTTCATAGCCTTCTTTGAAGGTTAATTCTTTTTTAGTCATTACTGTGCACCTTTATTACTTTTGCATCAATAGAACCGTCTTGTAATTCAACTTGGATGCTATCGTTTGAAATTTGTTGAATAGATCGAATTGCTTGTCCATTGCTTCTGACAATACCATAGCCTTTAGCCATAACATTTTTTGGATTCTGCAGTAGGGTTTCTCGAAGCAAACCATCAATTTGCGTGGAAGCTAATTTAAGTTGTTGTTGGGCTAAATATTGAATTGTGCCTTTTGTCAAATCTAAGCTCTTTTTTGTCTCATTAATCTGACCATGAGAGAGTGTTTTAATTACTTTCATGTATTGATCATTTTGACTTTGATAAGCAGAAATTTGATGTTGAGATAAAAGCTTAATTTTGTTCAGGGATTCTAATACATCTTGTACGCGATCTAGAATTAGGTTTCGAATTCCACCGATGACTTTACTTGGTGTGTCAAACGAACGATTAGCTACCTCATCCAAGATTGTTCTATCTTTTTCATGACCAATGCCCACCCATATAGGAACTGAACGTTTGCAAAGGAGGGCAGCTAAGTCGTAGTCATTAAGATAGGCTAAGTCATTCACAGCGCCACCACCACGTATGATGACAATCAGATCAGGAGCTTTATCATATTCTTTTGCCCAATTACGCAAAGCATTTGATAATGATTCAGCAATAATGAGTGCTGCTGTGTTTCCTTGGAATGTCGCTGTATGATAGACAAAATGGCAAACCCCAACTTTATCGAGGGCATCAGCATCTTTCTTGAAATCCCCTAAACCGGCAGCATTTTCAGGAGCTATAACCAGAACATTTTGAATATCAAAAGGTATTGGAATTGATTTATTTTTGTGAACTAATCCTTCAGCAGTTAATCTTTCTAAAATTTGTTGATACCGCCGTGCAATATCACCAAGCGTATAACTAGAATCAATCGCTTCAATATTTACTGAAAAGCCATATTGAGGGCTAAATACAGCTTTAACTTTGATTAAAACATTTAAATCTCTAGATAATTCTATACCGCTTTCACGTTCGAATTTCAGAACCATTTTTGCAGCACTGAATTTCCAAATTGTTGCTTTACAACTTGCTATAACTTTATCGGTATCTTCATCTTTTTCAGCTAATTCTAAATAGTAATGACCACCTTTGATACTTAGGTTTCTAATTTCGGCTTTAACCCAAACAGATTCTTCAAAAGCTACACGTATAACCTCTTGAACTGTAGATAAGTATTCACTCAAAGAAAGTTGTAAATCAGACATAAAAGACAGAGAAACTCATAATTCATAAAAATAGTATAGAACAGTGCTTAGTAAGGCAATCAAATTGTATGAAATACAAGGCAACAAAAGATCATATTTAATAAAGTATATTCAATCTAAATTATTGAAAATTTAGTGTTTTTCATCACAAGAAATTGTTGCGTGTATGTATATTAATATTACACTTTGTATCTAATTTTAGATAAAGTTATTGATTTTAAAGGAAAAATAAAATTATTGAACATATAGCTATCATTGATCTCTTAAAATTAATATGTAATATTTTCAACGTATTGAACTTAGTATATCTTTTTATTTGCTTTGTTTCATGTTTTATATACCCACTGAACCACCTCTATGTGGGTATCTTTTTAAGGATCTTTAATGAAGTCGTTCTTTATTAGAAATACTAATGATTTTTTGAAAGCTGCAATAACATTAGGGCTAGATTTTTCATTAGATTTAGAAAATCCAAATCAATTATTTCTGATACTTAATGAAAGAAAGAAGTTATGGATTCCTGAAAATCGGTGGGTTGTTGTTGAGGATGCATTTGTTGCAGTGTTAACTGATCAAGAATACAAAATGCTGAACTAAAAAACTTTTACTTAATTATACGAGAAAAATATGTCAAATTTATCAACTGGTACTGTTAAATGGTTTAATGAAACTAAAGGTTTTGGTTTTATTGCTGTAGATAATGGTTCAGATGTATTCGCTCATTTTAGTGAAATTCAAGCTGACGGCTTTCGAGTTTTATTAGAAGGTCAACGTGTGCAATTTACGATTACTGAGGGAAAAAAAGGACCACAAGCAAGTGGTATAACGTTGGTCTAATTTGAAAGTTTCCAAGAGCCTATTTGTATAGAATAGGTTTTTTTTTAAAAAAATACCAATAGATAAATAACAATAATAATGTTATCAAATAAAAGACATATCACATTTTTTTATGCATGTTCTTTATGCATAGTTATATGTCTTGAGTTGCTTAAATTTTCATTATTTCTAATCTTAATTTTAATTATTAGCTTAGAAAAACATATGCTTTAGAAGGAGTAAATAATATGGTTCAATATTTCAAATGCTTCTTAGGTTCACATCAGGTATTTGACACGCACTACTGTACAGATGGTCATCTTACAGTTTGTCGTCATTGCCTCAAAGTAATTAAAATATAGATGATTACTATATACAGTTTAAGAAATATATCACTGCCTGTGATTCAGATTTTAAACTGTATAACTATTTAATTAAGGATTTTTCAATGTTATCAGCTAATATAACAAATAGTTCGAACTTAATTGACCTCATTTCAATTGAACAATTTAAAAAATACTTTAAAAATCAAATTCGAGTTAGAGCTGATGAAGGTGAGTTATATGCAAGTGAACGTATTTCAAAATTGATAAATTTTAAAGAAGTTCAAAAGTTAGGTGAAGAGTTCAAGGATGCAGGATATAAAGTCAAAGTAAACTCAGTAGATAACAACTTTGTAATTTCAGTTTTTGGAACTAAGTTAAATGTATCATTCTAAGTGATTGATTTAAAAAATAAATAAATTTATTTTTTTGACTTATTGTGTATTGTATTAAAATTTATTATTAAGAACTATTGAAATGATTCTAAAAATTTATTAATATTTAAATGAGATCAGTTCTTAATTACTGATTTGGTGAAAAAAAGTTGGCAGCCCGGAAAGACGGGCACAAATTTTCTTTTGTTCAAAATTTTTTCAATTAAAGAACTGCTTATTTGATTTTTGAAAATATATAAAATTTAAAAATAGATCTAATTGTATATTTCAATGTATGCATTGTTGATGTTAAATTATTAATAAGTGTATTTAATGTAAATATATTTTCCTAAATGTTTTTTTTAGTTTAATTATATTTTGTTTGTTTGTTTTGATGATAGTTATATTATCTAAAGTAAAAAGTTTTCAGAATAATAAAATCCAAAATTTAAAAATACCAATATTATCATATACTTAGTTGCATTAATGTAAATTATATATTATTTTTCAATTACATAGTTTTTTAAAATTACAGATGATCACTAAATGTACTGCAATTGTCTAATTACTAAAACAAAATTAATTGCTAATTTAAATTAACTAACGAACAAATTTAAAAAAGGTGACTTATGAAAATTATAGCTGTATTAAGTTTTGGTATCTTTGCTAGTTATTATTGCAAAGGTTTAATTCATAAAGATCAAAATCTAGATTTTGATGAATGTGTGAAAAAAATGCTTTTTGAAAGTTATAAAGCTTGGCTTAAATGATGATTTAAAATTTTAAATCAAATATTTTTAAGTTGAAATATAACAGAAATTGACCAGTTTATTTAACTTAGTTATCTTTCCAAATTCATTTTCAATAGATGGCAAACTTTTAGTTTGCCATTTTTCATTAAAGGGAATTTTTATTTTCGACTTTTAGAAGATTAATAAAGTTAGTCTTTTTTAAAATAGAATGAATAAAAAGTTAATAATTTTTTATTTATAAATAAAATATAAATTAATTTATATTTGTAGTATAAGTATTAGATTAATTTAAATAGATAGATATCTTATGGAAAAGTGTATGAAGATTGCTGAGTTAGTCTACGAAAAGATTAACTCTGAAAAGTATCCATTAGAAAAAGTAAGTAATTATTACTATCTATTTAATCAAATTAAACAACAGGTAAACTTTTTTAAGATAAAAATTTTAATTGATTGTGATGAATTTGTTGAATTGTTTACTAATGGAAGTAAAAACTCTGAAATCAAAGTTGATATATCTTTGATTCCTAACTATATGAAAAAAGATGAGTTTATTTTATGGTTAGCCTATTTGGTTGAAAAAATAACCTTTGATGAAATGCGTCAAAATCTTTTCTTAAAACATAGTTATGAAATTGAACAACGACTGATAAAAGAGAATGAAAAAAACCAAAAAATCACTGTCAATATAGATGAATCTTCAAATAACATAATTGACTATTTTAGTTCAAAAAATAACAAATAATTTACAATTGTTATTTTTTATTAGATGGTTACGTGTTTGATGTTAATTTTTATTAAATGATTTATACATCTATTTCAAGAATTTAATTTTACAAGTATCATAGAATTAATAGGTAATCCCCCAATTACCTATGTATTTGACACCCACAATTTCACCCAAATTGTGGGTTTTTTTTATTAAATATCCATTTAGTAATTAGGTAGTGAGAATTAGTCGGTTCTTTATTGAAAAAATGATAGATTTATCAAAATAAAATATTAATTAAATCCTTGATAGTTGTTAATGCTAGGAGTATGTTTTCCTCGTGATCGTTTATATCTAATTTGGTCAATCAGTTTTTATCGATCACTTATCCTTAACAAGGATTGAGAGGCTCACAGAAATGTAAGCTTTTTTTATGCACAATAATTGTTTAAAATTTATGAATGAAAAGACATCGTAAAAAAACTGAATTTCAAAAAACCAATTGGACAACTGAGCAAGATTGTTTCTTAATAGAAAATAGCGATCTTTCGATTATTGAGCTTTTAAATTACCTACCTTTTTCGGATGAAGAAATATTGGATCGTAAAGAAGTACTAGGGTTAATTCGTAGAGCTAAACAGATGAGAAAGGGGAGTTAAGAAGATTTTCATTAATTCTTGCATTGAATCAGACTGAAGTATTGACCTTGCGCAAGGCATATGGCATATTTCTGCTATAGTGGACGAAGTTATTGTAATCCACACTGTTTAAAGATTTTATATACCCACTGACTCCATCTAGTGGGTATTTTTTTGTCTGAACATTCATGAGGTTCGCATGGAAAATCGTTGGCATTCTGATCAAGAAAACAATAATTTATAAATCTTTCGATAATATTATCAGTCCATTATGTTCACTGAAACCATTATTTTTATAAAAAGTCTCTGATTTATAACCTTTTTGTGTATTAAGTAATATTGCATTTAATCCATCATTTAGACAATATTTTTCGATTTCAGTCATGAATTTCTTGCCAAAACCTTTTCCTTGAAAAGCAGGATGGATAAAAAATTCATCAATATAATATTCTATTCCCATTGGCCAAGGCTTTTGGAAACCAATACAAACACCTATTATTTGTTCATTAATTTTCATAATAAAACCTTTGAAAAAATTATTTTGAAGATGTGTTCGAATAAAGGTTTTTATCGGTTGGCTAGAATTCCACTCTTCTGACCATGGCTTTTCTTTGTAAGTTAATATATATAGTTCAGCACATTCATCAACATCTGATGAAGTCAACAATGAATAAGAAATCATAAAAATTTGTCATAAACTTAGATAGCTATATTAAATATTAATTCTTCTTTAATTTGTACTTTAATTTGAGGAGGCTATGTTGCACTAACCTAGGAGAGAACTGGATTGTAAAGTGATTTTTACATAGATTTAATTGCAAGCGATTAAGTAGCAACCAATAAAAGACCTTCTGCCGCCACGTTTGGGAATATTCAGATTTCTTTACGGTGAGGGAGTGTCGAAAGTGTGGGAAGGTGGTTCAGGTTCAGTTTGCTATGCACACTTTTTCTTTTTTAATAACAATATCTTGCGTTTAATTGTGCCCCCATTTTACTTTTTAGATGATGTATAATTGATCTTGACCAATGTTGGTCTTCATACAAGGTTTTTATACATGTCTAAAATAGCTAAAGGCAATAAAGTTATTCATAATACTAATCAGATTGAGATGATTGTTGTATCAGCTGATGGTGAAAGAATTTCATGTGAATACTTGGCTGATGATGGTGAGTATGTGCTCAAGGTTTACAACAAAGATTTTCTAACCGTTATCTCTAAGAATCCTGGCATAACTATGACTGAGGATATGTTGGTTGGATGGTAAGCAGTCTGCAATAAAACGAAACCCCACACTGTTGGGGTTTTTTAATGCCTAGAGGAAAGTGAAGATGAATCGAGTACAGAGGAAAGTTAAGCGCTTAAATGCAAAAGTACACACTAAGACGCAGAAAATAATAAATACCAATCGAATGAATGAAAAAATTGAACAAGAGTATCAAAGTGAAAAAAACTGGTTATTATTTGATTCATTTATTTCTGATAGTGCCTTGGGTGATTTGGATGATTATTAATAAGTAATTTTAACCTTTCGCCACATTTCCTTTGCCCCGAAAGGGGTTTTATTTTGTCTTGGAGAAAGCCATGCGTTTAGGTTGGATTAACTTAGGAATAATGATTTCTTCAATGCTTGGTGTTTCTACAGCGGTAAGTAGAGGCGCACTTAGAATGGAAGAGTTCAATCACATTGCAAGTAAAAAGCAAAAGAAAGAAGAAAAGACCAGTCACAATAAAGTTTCTCAAGCCAAAAGACGTAAGTATAAACGTCAAGGTCGGTTGTGATTGATCTTACTTAGATAAGTTGATAATTTATTGTTTCTAAATTTATTATAGAGATAATAATGAAAGTTAAAGAATTAATTGAACAACTACAAAAACTAGATCCTGAGCAAACTGTCTTAGCTATTTGTGAAGATGAAGATATTGTTAGAAAGGGTCATGGCATTGAAACCTTTTGGGTTGATTCAGCATCTGTAGTACGAGCAGAAGCAAAGCGAATTGATTTTGGTGAAGTAAAGTTCAAGTTTGGTGAGTTTCCAGAAACAAGAGATCACGTATTTCTGCATTTAGAACATAAATTTTAATAGCAACCTCCTTCGGGAGGTTTTTTAATGAAGATGCCTTTATGGATATAAGCCAATACACCATCCTAACTAAAAAGCGGTCAGTTCAAACAAAATCAAGAACAAGACCATTGCCTAAGGCAAAAGAAGCATACTTAGAAGCTTTTAAAGACTTTGAGCAATCGCTGATTGTATTGAATATTAAGTATGAAAAATTATTCCAATTTGAATCAACTAAACATTGGCGATTCGATTTTCATCTTATTGAACAAAGAATTTTAGTTGAGATCTCAGGCGGACCATGGTCGGGAGGTCGCAAGGGTAAGCTAAAAGATATAGCTTGGAGTATGGAACGTTACGATGTTGCTGCCGATATGGGTTACACCGTTGTGAGAATAGAGTCTGCGCCAAGATATAAAATTCAGGAAGATGGGCCATTGCAGGTTGAAGCCTATTTATCTAGTCAGTGGCTTAAGAATTTGAAGAGGCATATTTTCAATGGAACAGATCAGACCATTTCCACCAACAGACCTGATTGATCAAGCTGAGGAAGAGGAAGCGATTCGCTTGGCACCTGCAGCGGATCTAAAAGAATGGGTGGTAAGCAACTTTCTAACGCTTGGCGGTGCATTACATAATCCCGACCATGATCACATTGCTGAATTACTTCATGATGACGAAACATTCTTAGCATTCGCATGGGCTTCGTCTGCCGCCGTTGCTAAAAAACGAATGGTATTAGGTCAATGTGAAAAGGTGATGTTTAACCAAGGCGGTTGGCGTAAAGCTCGGCAAGAGCAACAAATGCGTGATTGGTTTGGGTTTGTTCCTGTTTATCTAATTACAGTTGATGCAAGCTTTTGTGAACGTGCGAACGATCGTGAATTTTGTGCTTTGATTGAGCATGAGCTGTATCACATTGGTGTAGAGCGTGATGAGGATGGGGAAATGCTTTACAGCGATCATACAGGCTTACCTAAGCATTATTTAGCAGGTCATGACGTTGAGGAATTTATAGGAGTGGTCAAACGCTGGGGAGCAAGTGAAGACGTTAAGCGAATGGTCGCAGTCGCACAAAACCCGCCGTTTGTTTCAGACTTGGAAATAACAAAATGCTGCGGAACGTGTTTAATTAACTGAGCCTTGAGGCTCTTTTTTTTGGCTATTTTGCTATACGTAGCTATACGAAGGTGAGTTTATGGCAGCACTTAAAGAGCCTGTGAAAATCTTTATAGTTCAGTCTCTTGCTTGCTTTGAAACCCCTTTACAAGTAGTCGAAGCTGTAAAGCAAGATTTTAATATTGAGATAACCCGGCAACAGGTAGCAGTTTACGATCCAACCAAAGTGGCTGGACGTAATCTAAGCAAAAAATTAAAAGATTTGTTTGAGCGTACGCGGAAAGATTTTCGAGAAAATATTGAAGATATAGCGATCGCAAATAAAGCATTTCGTCTTAATGAACTTCAAAAGATGTACAACGAGTCAGGTAAAAACAAGAGATTAAAACAAAACTTGCTTAAACAAGCATTTCAGGAGACTGATGGTCGTGTCACACGTCAAGAACATACAGGCGCAAATGGCGGAGCAATAAAAACCGAGAATCAAAATGTTTCAGTTGAAGCGTTTAAGGAGGCTCGCAAGGAGATTCTAGATGAATACTGATGCGAGAGAATTGGCAATTCAAGTTGAAGCACAAGAGGACTTATATTTTTTTTCACGCTATATGTTCAAAGAGCGACGGAAATACAAGTGGATGCACAACTGGCATCATCGAGTTATCTGTGATGCTTTGATGAAGGTATTTCGTGGTGAAACAAAACGGCTGATTATAAATATTCCACCGCGTTACTCTAAGACCGAATTAGCCGTTATAAACTTCATGGCTTGGTGCTTTGGTAAAGTGCCAGATTGTGAGTTTATCCATATCAGTTATTCAGCAACTTTAGCAGCCAATAATGCTTTTCAGACTCGTAACTTGGTTCAGGAAACAGCATATAAAAAGATCTTTCCTGATTTTAAACTGCGTGATGATTCTAAAGCTAAAGATGATTGGCGTACTGTTGCTGGGGGTGTCTGCTATGCTCAGGGGACTGGCGGAACGATCACGGGCTTTGGTGCAGGTAAAATCAGAAAGGAGTTTGGTGGTGCAATCATTATTGATGATCCGCACAAAGCTAGTGAGGCTAGTTCAGATACTATTCGAAGTAACGTTATTGAGTGGTTTCAAAACACGCTTGAATCACGAACCAACTCACCTGATACGCCGATTATCGTAATTATGCAGCGTTTGCATGAATCTGATCTTGCAGGCTGGTTACTTGATGGTGGAAATGGTGAAGAGTGGGAACACTTGTGTTTACCTGCGATACAAGATGATGGTTCCGCATTGTGGCCTGCTAAGCATTCGATTGAACGTTTAAGAGTTATGGAAGATGCAGCACCTTATGTATTTTCGGGGCAGTATCGGCAATTACCATCACCACCTGCAGGTGGCTTTTTTAAACCTGACCGAATTGAGATTGTGGATGCTGTTCCTGCAGAATTTATAAAAGAAGTTCGTGCTTGGGATTTGGCTGCCTCAGAAAATGAGGGAGATTGGACAGCAGGTCCACGCATGTTAAAGACTAGGGAAAACGTCATATATATTATTGATATGGTTCGTGGTCGGTGGGGTCCAGATGGGGTTGAGAACACAATTAAGCAGACTGCTCAAATGGATGGAAAGTCAGTGGCAATTCGTTTGCCACAAGATCCTGGTCAAGCAGGTAAGTCTCAAGCAAAAAACTTTATCACAATGCTAAGTGGATTCAATGTAAAAGCTGAAACGGTTTCAGGGGATAAAATTACTCGTGCACAACCTTTTGCCGCTCAAGTCAATATTGGCAACGTGAAGATGTTAAAGGGTGAGTGGAACAAAGCCTTAATAGAAGAATTAAGGAATTTTCCTAATGGCACGCACGATGACCAAGTAGATGGCTGTAGTGATGGATTTACAGAGCTTAACGAGGCAAGGATTGGTAAAAAACCTGCAGGTGCAGGAAGTCGAACTTATTAAAGGTAAAATTATGGCAAAGTCTAAAAAGGGCAAAGATTCTAAGAAGGCTTTGTCCCATGGAAGTCTTTACACTCAAGAAGCGATTTCAAATTTTTTTACTCATTTTGGAAGAAGACCAGATAATGATGAGGTCTTACGAAAGGCAGGTATTACACGTCACAGATTAAGTGTATTGCTTGATGATGATGAGATAGCTCAAGCCATTGAAACGCGAATAGATGCTTTGCTTGCAACGCCTTTCAGAATTGAACCTAGTGATACTCCAGAAGCTATCAAGCTAAAGGCAGAATTTGACGAATGGTATTTTGAAATTGCTTCAGGTGCATTAAATGCATTGTTCTTTGGATATTCAGTTCAAGAGGCAGTTTATGAGTTAAAAGCTGATGGCTATATAGGATTCAAGTGGGTGGGTGAAAAACCAATGCAATGGTTCGAGCCAAAAAATGATGGAAGATTGATATATCGCCAAGATGGTGGTGGTAATGAAAAGGAAGTCGATCAGGTATTTAAATTCTTCCTCACACGCCGTAAAGCAACTTATGAGCAGCCATTTGGAAAGGCGCTTTTATCAACGCTGTATTGGTTGTTTTTCTTTAAACAAAATGGATTTAAGTTTTGGGCTAAATTTCTTGAACGATTTGGAACACCGATCCTTTTAGGTAAATGTAAAGACACTGAAACAGAAGATATGAACCAAGCATTACTTAATGCTCATGCTCAAAGTGTTTTATCAATTGATTCTGAAGATGATGTTCAAGTTTTAGGAACTTCAGGCGCAAGCGGTACTGCTGGATCTGCATTTGAGATGTTTAACAAGACACTAGCTCAACAAATGCAAAAAGTGATTTTAGGGCAAACGTTGACCAGTGGAACAGATGGAAAAGGGAGTTATGCATTAGGGCAGGTTCATGAGAATGTCAGAGCTGATAAATTAAAATCTGATATTCGTTTGGTAACCCCAACATTACAAGCGGCAATGAATGCATTGTGTAATTTGAATGGATGGGAACAGCATAAAATCATGTTAGGTGAAAAACCTAAGGCTTTAAATAAAGATCAAGCTGAACGTGATACGAACTTAAAAAATGCTGGAGCAAATTTTACTCCTCAATATTTTCAACGTGAGTATGGTTTGCAAGATGGGGATATTGTCGAATCTCAACCACTATCATCTGCTCAATTCAAAGCATTACCTAATCTACCTTTCAAATTTAAAGCAGGTAAGCAAAATCTTTCGGCTGATCAATTGGAAGTTGAAGAGCTTACAGCTTCTCAAGAGGTGATTAAATTACTCGATCAGAAACAAGTAAATGAGCTGATTCAAAGTAGTAAATCGCCTGAGGAGTTGGCTTTTAATTTAATGCAGTTAATACCAGGTGCAACACAATCAGAATTTACAGCGAATTTAGAACAGGCTTTGTTTACGGCTGGTGTTTTAGGTTGTGTAACTGCCAAGTGAGAGAGGTATCATGAAACCTGTTACTTTTCTTGAAGCATTAAAATTCGCTGAATCACGAAAGATCGTATTACCTGATGAATTTTATTCAATAGACTTAAAGACCCGACAATTGGCAACAACGGTCGGGTTTTTATCGAGTATTGAACAAATTCAAACAGTGATTAAGGGAGTCAATAAAGCCATTGCAGATGGTACGACTTTTCAGGATTTTAAAAAGTACGTTGCTGATAATGACATTATTCTAAGTGAATCATATTTAAGTAATGTTTTTAGAACCAATATACAGACAGCTTACAGTCACGGACGTTGGGAGCAACAACAGCGAAACAAAACTAAAAAGCCGTATTTGATGTACTCGGCTATTGATGATAGCCGGGTTAGACCAGAGCATTTGGCATTAAACAAAATCATACGTCACATAGATGACCCATTTTGGCTGTTGTATTACCCGCCGTGGGGTTTTATGTGTCGATGTACTGTGATTGCGCTTACAGAAGCTCAGGCGAAGAAATACGGTATTACCTCGGATGAGGATCTGCCCGAAGTTGCTCAAGAAATGGGATGGTCTACAAGTCCTATGACTTATGGGGATATGTCGAAATTAGTAGACACTAAAATCAGCGAAACGATTTTAGATAAAGATTATCTCTTAGAGCAAAAGAAAGTAGTTCAAGCTGAATGGACTGCATCGTCAAGATTGGCTGATCTATTTGCACCGATGACAGATTCAAGCCGAGATTTATTTAAAGTAATTTCAGATACAGTCATTCCTTTAGATCCTGAAATAAGACCAAGTGCAATCAAAACTTTCATTGATTACGTGCAGGGAAATGATGACAGGCTTACAAGCTATCTTAATCAACCTTCAATCAATCTTGCAGAGGATGTGCTTAAGCGTTGGATCAAAGAGGATATGTCTAAAATTCAAGCAATATCAGCAAATACGAGTGAAGTCATTTCAGGATCTTCGAGTTTGACTCAAGTTGCATCAATGGAAGTGGGTAAAGTCATCACTCTGGACTCACCTTTGCTTATCGCAGGTGAATCTAACATCATGATTCAAATTGAGAATGCAAAAGGCTTGGGTATTGATCTAGCTAAATTGAATGCAGGTCAAGGTACATTATTGGGATTAGGTCTATCGTTTGAAGTTGTTTCAATTGAAGCTGCAAGCGGGGTAATTATCTATAAGCTCAAAGCATTGGTGAATTAAATGAGTGACAAATGCGAATCTTGTAAACGTGGTTATGATGGGCGTAATGGTAACGGTTATTCGCCTTGTGGTTGTCAAAAGAGAATAATAGTTATTGGTTGTAAATCAAAAACTAACAACCTCATTCGAGCCCTAAGCGTTTTAATGTCTAGACCACCCAATAAACCATAAATTTTTTATTAAAGTAATCCGCCATTATTGGCGGATTTTTTATGGAGTATGAAAAATGCCAGAAGCTGAAAAGCCTAATCAGTATTGTTTCCAGCTCGGGCAACTGAGTGTTGACAGTGCTGAGGATGGCAAAAAGAAAAGAACGTTTTCAGGAGTCGCTTATAGCGGTGAAGTTATTACTGACCATTGGTTTTGGGATCGAATCATCTTTGATCTTGATTCAATGCAGTTAAAAGGTCGTATTCCAGCATTACTGGAACATCGTTCAAGTCAAAGAGCGGGTGCAATCAACACACATTCCATAGATCATCAAACAGGATTAAAGGTTACTGGTGATTTGATGAGTAATGAGTTTGGTACTCAGGTTGCTCAGGACTCAGACGATGGTTTTCCATGGCAAATGTCTGTTCGTATCGAACCATCTGCAATTGAGGATATTCAAGCAGGTGCATCGGTCACAGTGAATGGAAAGGTTCATCAAGGACCAATAACTGTTTTTCGTGGCGGTCGTATTCGTGAAGTATCGTTTTGTGCATTAGGTGCTGATGACAATACCAACGCCGTAGCAGCAAACCACAAACCAAAATCAAAAACTTTCAACAAAGAGGACACTAACGTGACTGAACTCGAACAGGCGAAAGCCGCTCAAAAGAAAGCTGAAGAAGAGCGTGACGCAGCACAAAATGAACTTAAAAAGTTCAAAGCTGATAAACGTGCTGATGATATTGCAACTTTGGAAACATCTCTAAACAAGCAATTTAGCGCTGAAGAAAAGAAGTCATATACAGATATGGATGACGTATCTTTTAACTTCTTATCTCAGCAATTAAAGCAATTTTCAGCAGGTACACAACAACCCACTGAACAACCAAAGGGAAATAATATTCCAAATCAATTTGCTCATTTATTCAGTCATCAAGCGAATGGTGGGCAGGGTGAAAATGGGCAAGCACAAGGTTCAGCACTTGATAATGCATTTAATAAATTTGCTGCAGCCAAATAAAAAGGTGATTAATCATGGGTAAGACAATTACAGAAACAATCGAAAGCCGTCAACTCATTGTCGGTAATGGGGTTCGTACAGAAAATGCGAAGCCAACTTCAGGAATTGCCTATAAGCGTGGTGACTTAGTTCATGTTGATGAAAATAACATGGTTACTCATCCTACTTTTACGGGAGATAAGTTAGGCGACTGGGATGCGATTGTGGTTGAAGATTTTTCTCAAGATCAATCGACATACCATGCAGCAAATAATCTTGAAATGCCTTTATACGTGCAAGGATCATTTGATGTGGATGTGGTCACTGTTAATGGTGTTTCTTTAACCACTGCACAAATAGACTCAGTGCGAGCACAAGCATTGAAAAACAAAATTGAATTACGAAAAGTGGTAGGGAATTAATAATGAGCCAAACTTTTACATTTCAAAATGCCCCTGTTGAGTTACTTGATATTCCTCAACTTGTGCTACTCACAGATAAGACTAAAAAAGTAGATACGTGGTTGATGGATAAGTTTTTTCCTCAACGTGTTTCATACAACAAAAAAGAAGTTCCTGTGGGTGAGCTGAAAACTGCTACCCCACTTGCACCTTTTGTAAGTCCAAACGTAGCAGGACGTCAGATCAATGTAGCTGAGTCAGGCAAAGTAAGCTTTGTTAAACCCGCTTATTTAAAACCGATGGTGACTGTTGTACCTAGTGATGTACAGGACACAGCGTTAGTCAGTCAATTACGCCGTTATGGGATTGTAGCAACTGGTTCAAATCGCCTGAGTGATGCCGAATTACTCTTAATTGATCAGGCTCAAAAAGCAATCTATTTACGCCAATCTATTGAAAACCGTAAATTATTGATTGCTCGTGATGTGTTGTTATATGGAAAAACGACATTTGCTTCATCTGATTTCCCATCATATACCGTTGATTATGAGCGTAACGCAGCTTGTAATTTTGCTCCTTTGGTAAAATGGAATCAGGCTAATGCAACACCCGTCAAAGATATTCAATCGATGATTAATATCTCGGTTGATCATGCCAACGTGAGTCCTAATTTAGCTCTAACTTCATCTAAAGTATTTAATGCTTTGATTCAAAATGAAGAGTTTAAAGAAAAATTTATTAAACCTTATGCATCTATAAGTGTTCCCATTACTCCAACATTTGATGATCCATCTAAACCTCAATACCGTGGAACGATCGATAACATTCAAATTTGGACTTATGATGCTACACATAACATGGATGGGTCAGCAGAGCGTTTTATTCCTGAAGACTTCTTTGGTTTAGTATCCGATGCAAATGGTTGGATTGCTCACTGTGCAATTCAAAATATTGAAGCTTTTGGGCAGCCGTTGGAGTTCTTCTTAGACCAATGGCAGGAAAAGAACCCACCAAGTATTCAAATGTTAGCTGAATCTTCACCTCTTGCTGTGCCAAACAACAAAAATGGCTTGGTGGGTGGTCGTGGATTTGTATAAGGGGAATTACATGCCAAAGTACATCGCAAAACAATCCATTGGTCATTTTCGACCTGGTGACGAAATCAAAGAGCTTGAAGATAAACAAATTCAAGCCCTTTTAGTTTCTGGTGCTATTGAAGAAGAGAAAGCATCAGAAAAAACTAAACAGGATGGCTCTGCTCAACAATTGGCTGAACTTGCTGCTCAAGTGGCAGATCTGAAAACTAATGAGCTTTTGCTTATTGATGCAAAAGATAAAGCTGAGGCTCAAGTGGCAGATCTGAAAGCAGAGATAGTTAAGTTGCAGGATGCTTTAAATGCTTCAAAACCCAAATCTGCAAAGGATAAAGAGCAACCTCAGGCTCAATCCGAAAAGGCTGCAACTGAATCCAAATAGGTGGCGATATGTATGCGACTGAAGAGGATTTGATTAATCGATTTGGTAATGAAGTTGAAACTTTGAAATCAATGTTACCTGAGGGGGCGATTGTAGAAGCATTACAGGACGCTACAGAGGAGATTGATAGTTATGTGGCGGTAAAGTACAGATTACCGCTTCCTAGCATTCCAAGCACTCTACAGCGAATAGCATGCAATATTGCAAGATACCGCCTTTACTTTCAGCAACCTACTGATGAAGTAGAGAATCGCTATAAAGCTGAAATTGATTTTTTGAAGCGCATTGCTGATGGTAAAGCTGTGCTCAATATCCTAAACCAAGATAATGAAGTCACTGAAGAGAAGCCGAAAAACTCACCTGCAACCATGCCAATCGGTACAACTTATCGAGGTGGTGTTTTTGGAGATGATATTCTCAACAGGATGCCAAGCATCAAGGAAGGTTAAATGGCTATTGCAATAACAATCACTGCTGAGAGTTCACCACTTGAAGCGATCTTTAAAACATTAGGGGCTTATGAGCGTGAAGAATCAAAGCTTTTTAATGAACTTGGATCTGAGCTACTGGATCAAGTTCAATTAAGGTTTATGAATGGTGTCGGTGTTGATGGAAACCCTTGGGTGCAGTCATGGCGAGCTGAAATGCAAGGAGGTCAAACATTAAGGGATAAAGGAATTTTGATGAATTCCTATACCTATAACGTTTTGCCGAATGGTGTTGAGGTTGGTACAAACGTTGAATATGCAGCGCCTCTTCATTTTGGTGCGCTTATTCTTCCTAAAAATGGCGCATACATCACTTTTAATGTCGGTGGGCAATATCGCAGAGTTAAACAAGTTGTTTTACCGCCACGTACTCAGCTAGGAATAAATCCTGAAAATGAAGAATCACTTTTGAACATTGTAGGAGATTTTATTAATGAGCTCATTCTTCGCAGTTCGTGATGAAATTGCAAATAAGCTAAAAGAAATTCCAAGTTTTAAGGAAATATACACCCCTCATAATTCAGCAAAAATCACAGAAATGATGCAGATAACGCCGTCAGCTCATGTGAACTTTGCCAGAATTGTAAAAAAGGCTGATGCAGGTGCGGGCAAAGTTAATCAACTTGGGCAGCAATGGGCGGTTTCTGTTGCGTGTCGAAATGCTCAATCTCAAATGACCAATGGCAATGCTGTAAATGATGAAGCGGGTGAGCTCACTGAAGATGTGATTAAACTCTTATCTGGTTGGCAACCTCGTTCATCAACTCGACCTTTAACACTTATTGATGTTAAAGAGGGTTACAGTCCAACATGCACATACATCACAGTCATATTTGAATCACAGAAATTTATTTAGAGGTCATCATGACAAAACAATACATCGCCCGGCAAAAAGTCGGGCGTTTTAGTAAGGACGATATTGTGGGCGGTCTTACTGAAGCCCAAATAAAACAATTAGAGGCAGATAAGATCATTGAAGAGGTGAAGCCATCTGCTCAAACAAAACCAAGCAAAGAGGTCAAAACAGATGGCTAAGGAATATATTTCTTTACAGGGTAAGTTTTACTTATCCGAAATTGCAAATGGTGTAGCGGCTGAAATGCGTCATATCGGGAACGTACCTGAATTTGAGCTTGAAATCACGACTGATCAAGTTGAGCATGAAGAAAGTACATCTGGTCAACGAACAACAGACTTCGTTTTGACCAAAAAAACAGGTGTTAATTTCAAAGGTAAACTTGAAGAAGTGGACCAAGAAAATTTGCAATACATTTTATCGGGTATGAAATCTGAAATTGCAAGCAAGGTTATTACTGATCAGGTATTAGGAGCAATTAAAGCTGGTCAAGAAATTAAACTTGATGGCTATAGTCTCACACAGGTTTCATTTAAGGCAGGCTCAACAGTAATTTCAGCCGATAAATATGTGCTTGATGCCGTGTTTGGAACTGTAATTTTCAATGAAGCAATTGCAGATCCCGTTACAGCAAGTTATACAACTGGTGTTGTTAGCCATACCACAATTGCAAGTGAATTTAATAAAGAATACGAATTGTTCTTTAAAGGAATTAATACTGCTACAGGTAAAAATATGGCAGTGCGTTTGTGGCGCACTAAAAAATCACCAGAAACCACTTTCCCATTGATTCATGAAGAACTCGGTCAATATGAAATTTCAGGGCAGGCATTATCAGAAAGTGAAAAAGGTTTAGATCCTACGCTTGGCTTATATGGTCATGTGGTCACGATTACAGCAGCATAATTTAAGCAGCATAATTTAAACTGCAGGCACAGAGGACGCAAAAGCGTCTTTTTTTGTGCCTGTATTTAGGAATTTAAAATGAATGACTTCTTTCTCGCCTTAAACAGCACATCAAAATATGAAGAAATTGAAGTGAGGCAAGTTCTGGTGAACGAGCTGGACCAGTGGGCTCAATTTGCTGAACCTGTACGTTTAAAACTTAAATTAGATTTTAGTAGTGAGAATTTATTAGAAGTATTTAAGGATTTCAAATTTCAAATATTAATGATTTGTTCTTTAACATCTGACGTTACTATACTGAAACCAGATATATTAAATAATAAAAATAAACTTATTGAATTATTTAAAGTCGTTATTGATGTGAACTATGCATATTTTATTCAAGAAATTAACAACAAGAATCTTTCATCCAAAAACCATACATGGTTTGATTCATTTCAGTATTTGATCAGTAAAGGGCATAGACATTCAGATATTTTAAATTACAGTTTCGGGGCATTCTCAGAATATTTAAAAGCCGCGCAACGAAATGAAAGAAACTCATTACTAACTATGGGTAACGCAATGCGAGTTTCATATCATGCAGATAAAAACGCATATAGTAAGTATGTGGACAACATGAAGAAAGCTTAAATTTCACATTGCACAACATTAGTTCAATGGATATTCTGTCAAAATAATGAGGGGAATATCATGAAAAAAATATTTTTAGCTTTTTTGCTTTTTGCTTCAAGTGGTGCGTTTGCAGGAACAGAGGTTAGATCCATTAGAACATCTTATGATTTTATCGAAATAGGAAGTTCAGAAGGGGATGTAAGAAGTAAACTCGGAAACCCACAATCTGTATATCATTATGTTTTGAGGGATGCCAATAATCGTCCACGCGCTGCCACAGATTTGAGATACACAGTCGATAATGAAAAATATACTGTAATCATCGTGAATGGTGTGGTCTATAAAATTGTTTGGGAGCGATGAATGTGAATTGTCCTAGTTGTAATTCATCTAATACCAAAACTTTAAGTATGGTTTGGTCTGGTGGGACTCGAAATGGAAAGAGTGGCTTTGGTGGTGTTGGATTGTCAAGTAGCGGGCGTATCACTGTAGGTGGTGGTAAAGGATCATCAACATCACAATCTAATCTAGCTGCTACATGTGCACCACCTAAAAAAAGCTCTCTGCCAAAACTTGTTATATTTATAATCTTTATTATGCTTTGGATACCGCTATTTGCTGCTGTAGTAAGTGTATTTTCTGCACCAACATTTTTCAAAGGGTTGGGGACATTTGTAATTACAGCGCCATTATTAGCATTGTTGACATATGGTCTGATAAAATTATACAAAAGAATGAGTGCGAAAGATAAAAATGCAGAAAGTAACTATTCAAGAACATGGATCTGCTTGAGATGCGGCACAAGATATATCCCATCTTGATCATTAAAAAAGCCCACTTGGATGCTTTGTAGTTCTCAAGTAGTTAAAATTTAAAATTAAACATAAGCCACCTTCGGGTGGTTTTTTATTGCCTGAGGAAAAGTTATGGCTGGTCAAAACTTATCATTTAAACTTGTTCTAGATGGTGATAACAAAGGTCTAGTAAGTGCAGTTAAACAGTCTGAAGAAACTGTGAGTTCTATATTTAAAACTATTAAAGATGAAGCAGATAAACTTAAAAATACTTCAGAACTAACTGGCGAAGAAGTAGGTAAAATAGTTCCTGATGATCTTAAGCCTAAAGCTGAATCAGCGAAGAGTGCTGTCTCAGAAGTAACCAAGGCAACTAGTGATTTAGATAAACAAGCAAGTGAAACCACAACAAAAGTTTCTGACCTTGCTGATGAATTAAAACAGACTGGAAAAGAAGCAAGTACAGTCTCTAAAGATATGATCGAGATCGTACCAAAAAGTACGATCGAGATGGCAGATGCTCTAACCAGTAATTTAAACAAAGCTACTACTACAATTAAAGATGCAGGGAGTAATGCTAAAACCACAGCAGATAATTTTGCTGATTTTGGTAAAGTATCTGAAAAAGCTTTAGGGGTTTTAAAAACTGATTTAGATCAAGCAAAGCAAAAACTTCAAACACTTTCTTCTACAAATGCCACACCGCAAGATATTTTAAAAGCCCAATCAGAAGTTGATAAGCTTGAAAATGAAGTTGATCAAGTTGAGAAAGCATTTAAAGAGTTTAAGGAAGCTTCAGTAAAGGCAAATCAAGAATTAGCCAATACACAATCTGCTTCTGAAAAAGCAAAACTCGGATTTGCTAACTTGAAATCTGCGGTTGGGGTTTTAGCAGGTGGTTTAGCGGCTTTAGGATTGGGTTTAACAGCAAAGGAGTTTATTCAAACTTCTGATGCTACCCAGCAGATGGCTGCTCGTTTGAAAAATGCTACGGCAAGCACAGAGGAATATAATCTAGTCCAAGCAAGATTACTTGAGCTTGCGAATGCGACCTATCGACCGTTATCCGAAGCTCAAGAAGTGTATTTAGCAACTGCTGGAACAATGAAATCACTGGGCTATAACACCGAAGAGATTTTATCGGCAACAGAAAGCTTATCTCTATCTTTTACTCATAATGCCACGCGTGCTGATCAGGCTCAATCTGCACAAGATGCCTTAGCTCAATCAATGGCTAAAGGATCAGTAGATGCTGATGCTTGGATGTCGATTATTACTGGTGCTGATAATGTTGTATCGGATATGGCCAAAAGCACTGGCAAGTCTGAAGCTGAAATTCGAAAATTAGGTGCAAGTGGTAAAGCTTCATTAAGTGATTTAGTGAACGCATTGATTCAATCCAGAGATCATAATCTTGAACTGGCAAATGCAATGGAAAACTCCACTGCTGATGCAATGCAAAAAGTGAGAAATAACTTAACTGCATTAATTGGTTCAATGAATGAACAGTATAACATATCAAGTCGCTTGGCTGAGATGATTGGAAATCTTGGTAATAACTTAGATTGGATTGCTGTGCTGTTTGATGACGTTATGAGCGCTGTAGAAGCAGTTTCAGCGCAATTTGATGAATTAGATCCGAGCACAATTAATAGTTTTAAAGATGCTATTGAGTCGGCTTATAGCGCAGTTAAAGAGCTTGCCCAAGGTGGAATGGATTTAGCTAAAGTCATTTGGGATATTCTAAGTACATCGTTTAATAATACGCTCTCAGTTTTTTCATCGTTTACAGGCGAGGTTTCTGAGGCAGGAGAACAAGTAAGTTTTCTGACTCGAGTAGGACAAGGTTTAAGTATTACTTTTGGTTTTTTACAAGATGGCATTGCTGCAATACGAATTGTTCTTAATTTACTTGCAGGTAACTTTTATGCTGTTGCAAGCGCAGCAAATTCAGTTTTAGCTGCTATAACTTGGGGGGATGTAAGTAAGCAGTTTTCAGTCAATGCTGATGCAATGCTCAAAAAATCGAAAGAGTATTATGCTCAAGCTGATAAAGATGCGATGAATTTCAAGTCTCAAGGCTTGAAGCAAATGGATGAGGCTGCCAAAACCCAAGCTCAACGAGATCAAGATAAAGTTAATTCTGCAAAAGAATCCTTAGATAGAATTAATATTTTAGAAAAGGAAGCAGCTACTCAGAGCAGATTAAATGCTGAACAAAGAAATCAACTTCAATCTGATCTTGCGATTGCCCGTACAAATAATGAAGTTAATGAAATTCGCAGAATTACTGAAGAACTCAGTAAACTTGATGAGTCGGATAAAGCAATTGCAATAAACCGGGTTCAATATGAAAAGCTTAAACTAGATGCAGTTCAAAAGTGGTCTGAAAGCGCAATTCAACTTAACAACGGTGTTTTAACTGAACAAATCAAAAATGAAGTGGCTGCCAAAGGTTTTGGTATTGCTATGGATGAATCAGGAAAAATTACTGTTACAGCATTAGGAGATGCACGAAAAGCTGTAGAAGAGAATGCAAAAGCTACTGAGTTGGCAAAAGAAAGAGCAAAGCAAGCTGAAAAAGACTATCAAGATTTTGTTAGTCAAAATGCTGCTAAAAAAATCCAGTTAGAACAACAGATTGCTCAATCGAAAGTCAATGGCGATTTGACTGCTCTAAAATCTTCTCAAGATTCTCTGACGCAAATCAATGCTAAAGAAGAAGAATTAAATCTTGAGCGACAAAAACGTAGCTTGGGTTTAAAACAAAATCTTGATGAAGAAAGTGGGGCGACAAAAAGAGCTTATACAGAAGCTTCAGAAGTAGCAACCAGACTTGGAATTAACCTGGATAAAGTAACTGGGCGTATATCTGAATCTTTCTCATCTTCTGGAAGGGATGTGGACGGATTTGGTAAAAAACTTGAGCTTGCTGGTATCACAGGAACCAATGCAACAAATGCAATATATTTAGCGTGGAAAGAATGGTTAGAAACAGCTAAATCGCAAGTTGAAATAGACTTTGCAATGTCTAAGTTAAAGGAGTTTGAAGCACAAGGCGTATTTTCAACGAAACAGGTTGAAATGGGTACTCAGGCGATTCGTCAAGTGATGCAAAAGCTTCCTGATGATATTAGTCCTGTAGAGCAAGCATTTGAAAGTTTAGGCATTAAAACCAAAGAGCAATTAAAACTTGCTGCCCAATCAGCTTTAGCTAACTTCAATACTATTCAAAGCAGTGGACAAGCAACAGCAGAAGGTTTACGACAAGCATATGAGCGAACTATTCAGGCTGCGGTTGCTTCTGGTGATCAAGCTGTTATCGCTCAAACAAAAGCCAAAGCTGCATCATTGGGATTGTCTGTTCAAATTGAAGATACTGGAAAAGCAACTGTTCAATCGTATGAGCAAATGGATCGAGCGGCTCAGTCTCATGCTTCCACTGTTTCGAGCAGTGTTACAAGTGCTTATCGTGAAATGGGAGCTGTAGCAAGAGAAGAGGCTCAAAATTCTATTGATGCATGGAATCAAGCTTTAGAGGTTAAATCGACAGCTGAAAGTAAAGAACGTTCTGAACGTAATAAAACATCTCAAGCCACCACAAGCACACATTACACAAAAAGTAATGTACGTGATGAGCTTAAAAATATGGGCTATGACGATGCACAAGCCGAAAAAATTGCTCAAGGTATTTTTGGTTCTGCATTGGCTAGAGACCAGACAGCAATGCAAAAAAATATGGGTGCAGGTGGCTTAACCAATGTAACCAATATGCTTTATGCAGAGCTGAGAAAGAAAGGTCTTACTGGTTATGACGGTTCTCGTTATATCGAACAAGCTTTACAACAGTTTAGAGATGGATCTGCTCAAGCAACTTTGAATACGATTAAACCTAAAGTTTATGCAGATTCAAGTAATGAGACTTCTAAAGCCTTGGCGAGTAGTTCAGGTACAGGAAAAACCGTCCAATACAATCTTAATTTTAATGGTAAAACGCTGAGTTTGTCAGGAGATGCTAATCAAGAGGCGATGTTTAATGATCTCTTGAGACAACTTGAAACCATCAATAAGAGTAGTTAATTGATGAAATTAATACGCAAAGCGACCAATCAAACCGTTCTTTTAGAGAACGGTTTTTTGTGGTCTGACGAATTTGACTGGAAGCCGATTGAACAGAAACAAGATAGAGCCATTGATGGTGCGCTTATTGTTCAAGAGGGTAAGAAAAAAGCAGGGCGTCTAATCACTTTAATACCCTCGGAATCCAGTATGGGATGGGTGAAACGCCGTGAACTCAGCAAAATTATGGACTGGTCAGCACTTCAAGAGCATTTTTATCTTGAGTTTGATTACCCACATGACAAGCGAAAATTCAAAGTTATGTTTAATCATGAAGCAGGGGCTATTGAAGCCAAGCCAGTAAAGGGAATTCCTACGGTTTCTGAAGATGATTATTACAACGTCACAATGCGATTTTTGGAGCTAAACGATGATTGAAACCAAAGACATTGTAATTTATAAGTCGGAACGTTTGACCGATACAGACAACGGTGGCGGTAAATATTCTGGCCAAGTCATTATAGATGGTCAGAGTAACAACCTTTTCAATGATGTATCTGAATTGGACCGTACCCTTGGTGACGTCTCGATGCGCAAAGTTTTTCCTGCAGTATCGACCAATGATACTGATCTATTGATGGGCTCTACAGTTTTTATTTCTGAAACACCTAAGGATCCTGCAGTGTCGGCTTTGCTATTTAGTACAGGAAGCTATACGGATGAGCGTAAATCAGCACAAAACAGAGTCGAGTCCTATCTTGCCAAAGGTGGGCAAATCGCAGGCACACCGTTAGATACGCTTTGGCAAGGTATGAAACAGATTCAAGTCTGTATGTTTACCACTGAAACTGAAAGTAATGTCGGTGATGCGATCGTATTGGTTTCAAATGAGGGCAAAGTAAATAGTCATGAGCAATATGTTCGTATCTTAAAAGTTGAAACTCGTATTTCAAAAATTGTCATCGAGTTAAAGGAAATCGAATATAAGATTGCGACTTATAGTATTAGCGATCCGCTTGAAACTGATTTTGTGGGCTTGTCTGCAAAAAGTTGGTACGCTGGTGAAAAGTCAACAACGATTATCCGTGAAACACTGGTTGCGGACACAGGTAAATACTATTCTTCGACTAAAGCCACTGAAAAAATTCAAGTGGGTGAGTTCACAGTCAATGTTCAGGATGTATTCACTCAGATTATCCCAAGCGCTCAAAGTGAAACTGCAATCATTGATGTAAATGCTGCAGGTGAAAAAGTAGCATTGGTGCCAGGTAATGATGGGGTGGTCACAGCAAGTTATGCAACCTATGTTGCTGAAGCTCAAAATCTTTATTTGGGCTCAAGCATCATGCCTTCTAGTGTGAGTTTCACCTTATTTAATCTTCAAGTGAGTGATATTGGTGGCTTACTTAAAACGACCTCAGGCACACAAGTCGGCACAATTGATTATCAAAAGGGTTTAATTCAATGGACCAGTGCAGCAGGTACAGGATCATTGAATTTAAATGTATCTTTTAAACCTGCTTCCGCACCAACACAAAATACACAGAGCCAATCGATTAAAGTCACACAAGCCAATCAGGGTTCAAACTGGACAGAGGTTTTAGTTCCCCCACCTGCACCGGGTAGCGTTGCGGTGTCTTTCATGGTGAAAGGTAAGTTTTATGAACTTAAAGATGATGGATCTGGTCAGCTTAAGGCAGGTGCCACATCTATTGGATCTGGCTCAATCAATTATGAAACAGGTTCGTGGCTTCTGACTACGGGTGAACTTGCAGATGTCGGGAGCAATATTCTGGTGTTGTGGTGCACACCAATTTCAACCTTTGTACGCTCAAATTTAACCCTTGAGAGTCCAAGCTTTGAGCTTCAACTCGGTGAGGCGGTGGCGGCAAATAGTGTTATGGTGAAGTGGAAACTTGAGGATGTTGAAAAAGTTGCGACAAGTAATGCACAAGGCAAGTTTACAGGCGATGCGACTGGACAAATCAATTATGCAACTGGCGTGGGCAGATTCATTCCAAATCAGTTACCGCAAAAAGGCACAGTTTTCACCATTAATTACAACAGTGGTTACCCTCTCAATCAAAACTTAATTACAACGCCTTCGACGGATCAAGAGTTAAGTTTTAATGTGGGTACAGGCAATGCGCTTCAGGCAGGCAGTATCGAGTTAAAAATGGAATTACAGGACCAACTAAATCAACGTTGGGGGGAGTTGGTTTTAACAGATTCAAAAATTGATGATACAACGGGAAACTTAAACGACAAGTTAGGCAACACCCACGGAACCATCAACTATATAACTGGCGCTGTAGTGATTAAGCCATTTTTAGAAATATTGGTATATCAAAAAACCTATCAAGTCTTTGAATCATGGAGTAAATAATGGGCTACTATTCTCCACAAACAGAATCCATTCAGTCGGAAAAAATGGTATTAAAATCATACTATCCGACCAATATCAACATTAAATATCGTGATACACCAGAGTTAAGCCCTAATGAAAAGCAAGTTGTAGCGGATAAGCTGAAAATTGATTTAACGCCACAGTTTAGCGAACAGGTATTGACCAATTCAGTGCGTTTTAAACTTGGAAATGATGTTTATGTGGATCGAAATGGCGTGATGTTTAGAAACATAAACAGCACCACAAATATTGGTATCAGTTCGGGATCTGTGAATTATGGTACCGGTGAAGTTGAAATTGATTCTTGGACGCCATCAAGCGGTAACGCTATTTCATTACAGTCATTGACCACGACTACTGATGCGATTGAGTTAAACCATATCAGTTTTAGAATTCCAGTTATTCCGATTCGCCCTTCGTCAGTGACAGTGGTATTGAGTACGCTTGAATTTGGCGCTTTAACTATCCAGTTTGATGAATTGGGCAAAGTGGATACAGCGAAAGCACATGGTTCAGTGAATTATGAAACTGGTTTTGTAGATATTGATTTTTATACCAAGACAGAAATTACTGAAGCAAATAGACCACAAATTGAAGCAAAAGACTGGTACAACGTACTTTTAGAATACGAAGAGCTGAACAAGAAGTATATCAATGTACCTGTGTGGGTTGTTCCTGACTCAGTGAAATACAATGCCGTGGCTTATACCTATATTCCGCTTGATGCTTCGATTTTAGGTCTATCTGCAACACGTTTGCCCCCGAATGGTCGTGTACCGATCTTCCGTGTGGGTGATATTGGAATTGTCAGCGCTGCCAAATCTATGGTGATGCCTGATCATATTGCGGGTAAAACCTATATTTTAGATGATAAGCGTATTTCCTGGTGTGAGCTTCAAGACAGTAAAGGCGTGAAAGTTCCTTTCGATATGTATGTTGTGGACTACGATTATGGGGAAGTCACGCTTAATGGAGATTTCGCAATCAATGCATTAACTCCACCTTTGAGCATTGAATATCGTTATCAGGATATGGGGTTAATTCGTGATGTTCAAATCAGTGGGCAGGTCACGTTTACCAAACCTTTGACACACAATTATGAAGCTGAAAATACAATTGTGGGATCAGCATTAGTAGTGGGTGATATGTATGCACGATATTCAAATATGTTCTCACAAGGTACATGGAGCAATGTGTGGGTTGATGAGTCTACAGGTGCACCAATTTCAGCACGCTATAACGATGCGCTATATCCAATTGTGATGACCAATAAGGGCGCAATTCAAGAACGTTGGGCACTTGTTTTCACCGATAATACAAACTTTAGAATTATTGGTCAGTATTCAGGTCAAATCGGAACAGGCAACATCAACAGCGACAATGCACCGATTAACCCGGTTACAGGTGTACCTTACTTCAAGATTAAAAAAGAGGGATGGGGAACTGGTTGGGTGAATGGCAATGTAATCTTTTTTGATACCCATGCAGCCATGCATCCAGTTTGGGTAATTCGCACAGTTAAACAATCTGAACCCACGGAGCTTACAGATCAATTTCAAATCATGCTACGCGGTGATATAGACCGAATTCTATAAATCCTATTAATTATTGATAACCGCCTAAGGCGGTTTTTTTATGAGTAAAAGAAATGTCGAATACAGATATTAAGTGGTTTAGTTTTGGAAATACAAATGCGCCTCAACTCTCAAACTCATGGGGGTGTATGATTGATGTGCTCGATGCTTGTCTGGTCACAGGCATGGGCTCTCAATTGGTTTCAACACTGGTTGTAAAAGATGGAGTAGCAACGGCAACTTTTGGAACAAGTCATAACCTGCAGCAATTCCAAGTTGTTGAGATTTCCAATGCAGATCAACAGATTTTTAACGGTGAGCATAAAGTTTTAGGTGTGACCTCTAACACGATTGAATTTGTTGTTAATTCACCCGATACGATTGCTACAGGTACGATCTCTTGCAAATTAGCATCTTTGGGATGGACAAAGGCATTTTCAGGCACACAAAAAGCGGTCTATAGCGCAAAAGATAGAACAGCGAATCCTTATTTTTTAAGAGTCGATAACAGTCTAGATCCTGTATATAACACCAATTATGCAAAATATGCCAAAGTGGGGATTTTAGATTCTTGCACTGGCATTGATGATTTAACTGGCAATCAAGCGCCATTCGATCCGACAAAACCCAGTCGAAACTGGACAGGGGAAGGAAATAGTAATGGATGGTTTAAATGGCGATATGCAGCCATTGCTGATGTAGCTTACTCAACATATGTATCAGAATATCAATTACCTCAAAACGGAAATCGACCTTGGGTGCTGATCGGGACAAAAGACAGTTTTTATTTAATTAATGGTTTAACTATTGGGCAAACTTTTGAAGCCCCTTATTGTTTTGGAGTAATTCAACATAAGGGATTAGCCAAGCCATTTCTTTGTGCATCCAATCATTCAGCAACATTTAATGATTACATATCTATTGGTACACCTCTTTCAAATACTGGTAGAGCAGAAGTTGCAGCAATGACAGGGTATTCAGGCGCTCTGATAAACACTCGTTATAGCCGTTTGATTAGCGGTTTTGGTAATGTTATTTCTGGTGCTGCTGCCAACTCAATCAAATCAGATCCAACTGAAGGCTACATACTTTCACCCATTTATTTTGCTGATCCTGATGGTTACATTATGGATGCATTACCATTGGTACAAGCTTGTGTGAATGATGCGACTGCAACAGCAAATTACGCAATTTTCTCTGAACCAAACAAAGCATATATCGGTTGCCGAATGCGTTCAGACACTGGTGGAACTCTAGGAATGTTATTTTTCAAGATCTACGATGGAGAATAAAGCATGAAAATCCTATTTGGAGAAAGTGAATTTAGCCAAGTCGGGTCTAGACCAGCTTTTAAGATACTGAATGGTGAGTATTCACCCAAAGCATTGGCACATAATGCGAACATTTTAATTAAAGGGATAACCACGAAATTAAACGTTCCAATTGCTTGTCCAGTACGAGCTTATAATCGAATTACGGGTGAGTTGTTAAGTCGAGCACATTCTAAAAGTGACGGCACTTATTTGCTCTTTGGTCAGAGTGATTCTAAAAGTTATGTCTTGGCTGTAGATCCCGCAGGCGAATATAACATTGCAGTACAGGATAAGGTGAGCTGATGATTATCCCATCTATAGCAGCAAGTCTTGCACAATTGCAAGCATTGACAACATACATCGACCAAGGTAGCGCAAATGCTACCTTTGTTTTTTATAGTAGTGCAAAACCTGAATCAATAGATATTGCCGCGGATAATACAACTCGGTTGGTTATTCTAACTTTGCCTAAGCCTTGTTTTAAGAAAATGAATGCAGACAGCATTGAGCTTCATCAAACTGATGCTTCAGTTGTGGTTAAAAATGGCACAGCAATATGGGCACGTTTATTTAATGGCGCAGGGAAAGCGGTTGCTGATTTTGAAGTGGGCACAGATATTACTTTGAATAATCCGGGATTAATCCAAGGCAGCACTTTGATGTTGAACTCGATTGTGTTTAAGCCGAATGTTTAAGAGGTGAGCATGTGTCTAACTATACACCTCCCAAAATTCACCATGTTGACCTGAAATTTAAAGATCTTGCGACAGGATCTACAGCATTAAATTTCGGGGTTGAGAATGCAGAAACAGCGACATTAGAAACTGTTATAAACACAGCTTTCATTGCCAAAATGCAAGCTCAGACCTATGACTATAATGCGCTATCTTCAGTTATATCGACACGCTTTGAAAGCTATATAACAGGTGTGGTGGGTGATGCTTCAACAATTGATAGTAATGTAAACACTGCATTCAATGCTGCAATAAATGCGGTCATCATTGATCGCTTTTGTAGTCTAGAAAGCACCATCCAAACCAATTTTAAATCTGAATCAAATGCACGTTTTGATATTAATTTTAATCGAGGGGTATTTGGTGAGAGTCTATATCCATTTCAGTGCCGGGCAAAAGTCTTAAGTAATTCAATTGGCTTAGTTTGGTCAGATCCCTATATACGCGCCCATCAAAATGGGCTTCAGTATGAATTTGGTGTTACCCGAAGTATTCAGCCATTCAATCGTTTTGACAAAGGCTTGAATCTGCATAGGGCTGTACGTGCTGTATATGAACAGGCTGTTACTTTGAGAGGTGTGACAGGCTTTATTTGGCAAGAAAATAAATTAGCTTTCATTACCCAAAATTTAGTTTTTGAAGAATCCAAAAAACTCAAGATTCATGCAATTTTTGATTGGGTTGAATTGGTTCGAAAGAACAAGATTATTCGATACTCACATGAAGTCGCTCATGTGTTTGAAAAGCGTTATCAATTCATTGCTGATCAAGGCTTGGAGTTCATAACAACAGACGCAATTCCATGGGAAAAAGCGAAATCAATTCATTATCAAAAACATGCAATTCAGCCATGGCCAAAGCCTGAAGAAATCACACCTAATGGATGGAATAAGAAAAGTATTAGGCTCAATTTCTGTTGCATCACTGATGAAGTTGATCGCTTAAACGCTCATTTAAATTTTGAACCTGATAAATGTTTACCTGATCCTCAGAAACCGCAAATTCCTGAAATCAGCAATAAGAATTGGTGGTATATCGTGAATGAATTATCTGTAACACGGTTAGATAATGGTGAAAATATCAATGTACTGGATGGCAACTATAGTAGCGATCGTAGTCGATGGTGTTGGTCGTATAGTTTGACCGTTCCAAATAGTGAAATCAGTAAACTTGAGCCAATCAATGCACAACCTGTGATTTTAAAAATTATGGTGAATGGGCATGAGCATCACATGCTACTTGAAAACCGCAGTAGATCTCAAAAGTTCGGTTATATCACCTATACCTTATCCGGGCGCAGTCAATCCGCTTTACTCGATGCACCATACGCCCCAACAAGAACTTATTTACAGGAGAATGAAAGAACTTCGGTGCAGTTAGCCCAAGCTGAGTTGGATCGAGTGAATAATCAAGCCGAACTGAATTGGAAACTGGTTGATGCATTGGGCTGGATTGTTCCAATCAACAGCTTAAGCTATTCCAATCAAACCCCGATCGCCGTCATTAAAATGTTGGCAGAGAGTGCAGGCGGTTTCGTTTACAGTGAGAAAGCTGGCAATAAGCTCACAATCAAACCGAAGTACAAAAAAACTTTTTGGGATAACGTGATTTTGAATGATTACGATCGCTTAATTCCTGAAAGTATCGTCACGGATTTATCGACTGACTATGAGCTCTATCCTGACTATAACGGTATCACATTAAGTAATGATCGAAATGGTAACACTGGTCAAGTTAAACGTTCAGGCACTGCAGCAGATATTTTGCTTGAAACAGTGAATAACCCATTGTTTACAGTCGATTGCATGGGGGCATTTGGTAAAGCTGAGTTAGCTAAAGCAGGTATGGTTGAAACACACAGTATTGCGATGCCCAATAGTGTCGAAATCGGTGAATGTTCACCAGGTGAATTGATTGGTTTTAATGGCAGTTGGTGGGGCATTGTTGATGCTGTTTCTGTCTCATTCACTCACGCCGTTACTAATCAAGCAATTAAGGTCGAGAGGGTGAATCGAGATGAGTAATGTTTTAAAACGTTTACTAAATTTATTACCAAAGTCACCCGAATTTATTGGGACCATCACCCATGAAGATCATCCCAAATATAAGGTTTTAGTGATTGATGGCAGTGGTTTAGTTCTGTGTACGAGTAATTCACGCTTCACAGTCGGCACAAAAGTTTTTATCTCAAATAATGAAATCAAAAGATCTGCACCGCAGGGCACTGTGGTTCAGATAGAAGTATGAGATTAAACAAATACAGGCACTCAACTGGGTGCTTTTTTATTATCAAAAATAAGGGGAGATTCATGCAGGAGCATGAGAAAAATTTTCTACTGATTCTTGTAGTAGGGCTGTGTATTGGATTTGCTAAGTTGCTTGTCTCTGATGAAAAACTGACGTGGCGTTTAGCGATAGGTCGAACGATTTTAGGAGGGGCAACATCAACAATCGCGGGTGCAATTGTTTTACAGATTCCTGACATCAATCCTCTTGCATTGATTGCAATAGCATCGGCATTAGGGATTTTAGGAAGCACATTTATTGAGTCTTGGCTAAAACGTCAAGCAAACACGTGGAGTATCAAATGAAATTAATCGATAACTGGAAACAGGCTTGTAAACTCAAGTCAGTACAAGTAGGCGCAATAAGCGCCATTTTTTTTGCTTTGAGTTTATTCTCTGAGCACTTTTTAATGATTTGGAATCTGATTCCTCAGGAAATTAAAAACTCAATTCCTGAAAATTGGAAAGAATACGTCGGCGCTTTTGTTGGTGTTGCTATGATTTTAGCACGTTTGAAAAAACAGCCTGAGTTGCATGAACCACAGTTGAATTTAACAGGTGTCAATACACTGATCTCGGGATCAGTATCCATTACAAATGATTTAGCTTGGATGATTGAAGCCAAGAAGCATTTAGGCTTAAAAGAAAACACAAGCAAAACAGCTCATAACCCAACAATCCTAAAATGGCTAAAATCGCTTGGTGCTTGGTGGCAAGAAGATGAAACACCTTGGTGTGGTACTTTTGTGGCTTGGTGTCTGAAGACTGCAGGTATTGCATATCCAAAGCACTGGTACCGCGCATTAGATTATGTGAATTATGGATCAAAACTAGCAAAACCTGCTTATGGTTGCGTAGCGATTAAAACTCGTAGCGGTGGTGGTCATGTATGCTTTGTTGCTGGTCGAGATATCAAAACTGGTAAGCTGGTTTGTATTGGCGGCAATCAGTCAAATATGGTTTGTTATGCACTATATAATGAGTCAGATTTTCAGGAATTCCGCTGGTATGGTAAAACTAATAGACCAGCCGAGTCGCGGTATAAGTTGCCAGTGTTGAGTGGGGTAACTTCTACCAAAGTGAATGAAGCCTAAAGCATTATTTGCAAAATATTACTTTGGCCAAACCTCATACCTCACTTGGCCAAAGTTCTAAAATTATATAATTCATTGTTTTTATGCTTATTCAAGTTTGCCTTTGTGATGGATTTATAAAGAATAAGGCTTAAATAGCTACAATTTTATTGTCAATATATCCAATAGGATAATGGCCTAAATAATATAACTCAGCAATAAACTCCCATTTTTGACCTAATTGTAAATATCTTTCAGTCATTAACTGTCTGAAACAGAAACAAATTGAATCACGAGCTGCAAGACTAAAATCATGTGGAGGTATTATGAACAACTCCTTATTCATGTCTCTTGTTGCATTTAAAATTTTCATATTAATACATTTTCTCAAGTTCAATAATTCTGAGGTATTCTTTTGTTTTTTGTAAAATGGGTCTTCTTGGGAAATACTTGATGGTAACCATCTAAGTTTGTTATATTTTCCCAGAAAGTGCTCGTCTGAATGACTTAAAAAAGCTTTACCTAAATTTTCTATTAAAATAACTCTATCATCATCGATATTGTTAATTCCCATTTTAGAAAAAAAATTAGTATTTTCAATTTTTCTTAAATCATCATTGATATCAAACAT